TCAAGATAATGCCATTAACACAGGTTGAAACAAGTGGCCTCAGTGGATCTGGTGCATCCAGTAACTCCACAACTGGTAACGTTTTTTCTCAGACAGGTCCGTTTAAAAATAAAATCATTAACGGCGCAATGGCGGTGGACCAGCGGAATGCTGGGGCCTCTCAAACCTTTACCGCAGGTGCTGCGCTTGCTTATGCTGTAGATCGTTGGTACGGTTACTGCACTGGCGCCAATGTTACAGGCCAAAGAGTAGCAGGCACCGGAGCAGATCAATATCGTTATCGATTTACTGGCGCCTCTAGCGTAACGGCAATTGGTTTTGCGCAACGAATTGAACAGTTAAACAGCTACGACCTTAATACAACCACAGCAACACTGAGCGTTGACCTCGCCAACTCTCTTCTTACGTCTGTCACTTGGACGGCTTTTTATGCCAACACCGCAGATACGTTTGGAACATTAGCCAGTCCTACGCGAACGCAGATTGCTACCGGAACGTTTACCGTTACTAGCACGGTCACTCGTTACAGTGCGAGCATCAGCATACCTGCTGCAGCCACTACTGGAATTGAAATTGTATTTACAGTAGGGGCGCAAACTTCTGGCACATGGACAATTGGGGATGTCCAATTAGAAGCAGGCTCCTCGGCAACCGCCTTTGAGCGCAGGAGCTACGGGCAGGAGCTTCAGCTCTGTCAGCGGTATGCCTATGTGATGCGTACTTACAGCGCGGGAGAGGCTTATTTCAGGTTCCCGACTGGTTATACAGCTGGTACAAGCACAACCGTAACAAACATCCCCTACCCCGTCGAAATGAGATCAACACCGTCTCTTGCTGCAAACATAAATTGGCAGGAAATTATTAACAACTCACCAACGTCGCCTTCTGGAACTTCCGTTGCGCTTTCTAGTGATGCTGGAAATAGATCCTACGGACTTACCGTTTTCACTCCATCGAGTGGAGCATTTACTGGATTCGGCGCTTTATCGTGCGTAAGAGTTAATAACAGCACCACTTGGTCGCTTACGTTTTCCTCGGAGCTTTAATTATGTACCAGCTCATTTCACACAATGACCAACTGCAGTCATTGCTTAAACAAGGAACTGATGGCAGCACGATCTCCATCCCCTTCGACCCCGCCAACACCGACTACCAGGCCTACCTGGAGTGGCTGGAAGCCGGCAACACCCCCGAGCCTGCACCCGTAGCCCCCGTCACCTGGGATTCAATCCGCGAAAAACGTGATCAAATCATCCGTGACACAGACTGGACCATGACTCCGGATGCTTCAGTCGATCAAGCACAGTGGGCTGCGTACCGTCAGATTCTGCGTGATCTTCCTCAAACCTTTGCTAAAGCTGGTCCAGAATCTGTGGTCTGGCCAAAACAACCATTTACTGACGGTCCAAACAGCACTCCAGTAGAATAAACATAATTGAGTTAATAAAGAGACGCTGTGGCCTATCTTGGTAATGACCTAAAGGTTGCTTATCCCACTTATGTCAACATTGACGACATCAGTGGGTCCTTCAATGGTTCTACCACATCCTTCGCTCTCCTTGTTAGTGGTGCAGCTCCTGTACCGCTACCGTTAAACTCGCAACAGTGTCTTATTTCCGTTGCAGGTGTTCTTCAACGACCTGACGATACCGGTGCTGAAGGTTTTCGTCTTAGTGGCGGCAATATTGTCTTTAGTTCGGCTCCAGCAACTGGTGCTGATTTTTTTGGTGTAATTCTTGCTGGCGCTGATTACGTCAATGCAGGTGCTACATATCCAGATGGTAGTGCTGCAGTTCCCAGCATTACTTTTGATCAGGATACGGACACTGGATTCTATCGCAGCGGATCTGGTGTTGTTTCGTTCTCAAGTAATTCGGTTCAGGCTGCAATATTAGCAACTACTTCTTTAACGGCGCCGAGTTTTATTCCCACCAGCAGTACTGTCCCCACTAACGGGGTTTATCTTCCTTCGGCAAATAATGTAGCTATCTCAACTAATAGCCAGGGGCGGTTGTTTGTTAATAGTTCAGGCAACGTAGGGATTGGCACTACTAGCCCTAGTCAATTACTTCATGTAAATAGCAGCTCAAACGATTCAAGAATTTATCTTGGAAATTCTTCAGCTTTGAGTCATTCGTTTATTGGAGCCTTGGTGGGTGATTTATATGTATCTAACGAAGTTGCTGGTGCTGTAATTTTCAGGCAGAACGCCACGGAACGCGCCCGCATCGACACCAGCGGCAGGCTTTTAGTTGGCACGTCTTCTGCGCGTACTGGGTTCTTCGATGGTGTTGTAGACCCATCGCTTCAAGTAGAAGGAAGCACCACTGCAAGTAGCAGTCTTTCTGTTACGCGCAACTCAAATGATGCTGATGGTCCACGTTTTATCTTTGGGCGCTCTCGTAGTACCGGAAACACTGTACTTCAGAGTGGTGATCGCGTTGGCGGAATCACTTATCAAGGCAATGACGGCGCCAAGTTTGTTCGCGCTGCTGAAATTGAGTGTTTTGTAGACGCCACTCCCGGCACTAACGATATGCCGGGCAGGTTAGTGTTCTCCACTACCGCCGATGGAGCGAGCAGCCCGACGGAGCGGATGAGGATTACAAGCGGTGGAGAATTACTTGTAGGCGGAACAAACGACAACGGTGCATTTAATATTCAGTGCAATGGAACTGGTATCTGGGGCTTTGGTGCTTACGTTAATGGTTCAGACGAGCGGCTAAAAGAAAACATCCATCCTTTGCCGGCATCTCTAGATGTTGTTAAAGCGCTTAATCCAGTTGCTTTCCAGTATAAATCTGAGTTTACGGCTGACACTTCTGTGCAGCCTGGCTTCATTGCTCAGGAACTGCAAGTTGCCTTAGCCGGGCAGGATTATCTAGAAGGCGTCGTGCAAACTGGACCAGAGTATTTGAGCGTTGCCTACCAATCTCTTATTCCTGTTTTGACAAAGGCGCTGCAAGAGGCTGCGGCCAAGATCGAAACCCTTGAGGCCAAAGTTGCAGCCCTTGAGGGCGCGTAGTCCTACTCACTAAATGCACTACCTAATTGCAGCACTACTGTTGGTTGTCGCCATCCTCTTCCCAATGATCTGGATCTACGCAGGTCTTCCATATCAGCGTGGTCCTGGTTATTGGTGGTGGTAGCCAGTAGTCACCTTCCCTAATCATCGATGACCAATTGGCTCTGGCGATCAATTGTCGGGACCGCTGCAGCCATCATGGTTGTATCAACTTTCCAGTGGGCAGCCTGTAGATTTTACGTGCTGCCTACAATCTGGCCTTGGTACGCAAGGTACGTAGGCACTCCAGAAGGCGACAAAATAGATCCGGCTCCAATGGGATGCACCGATGTCGATTCGCGGACTATTGCCGTGATGATGGGCGTCTTAACGACGTTAATTAGTTTATCTCGCAACGCTGAATAGATCTGCTACTTTAGTGTAAGCAGATATCAGTATTGTGAAAATTTCGCCCACTGGCATCAAATTAATTAAATCTTTCGAGGGACTAAGCCTCACCAGCTACCTCTGTCCTGTCGGTGTACTTACCATTGGCTACGGTCACACCGGAAATGTGCTTGCTGGAACAAAAATCACCGAGAAAGAAGCTGACGCACTTCTCAAGCAAGATCTCATTAAATTCGAGCAGGCAGTATTAAATTACGTCACCATTGATTTAAATCAAAATCAATTTGATGCACTTGTCTCTTTCTGTTTTAACGTCGGAACCCAGGCTTTCAAGGGTTCAACGTTAGTTAAACGTCTTAATAATGGAGAAAACCCTAATATTGTCGCTGCCGAGGAGCTGCCGAGGTGGAATAAAGGTGACGGAAAAGTTCTCGAAGGTTTAAGCCGTCGCCGTTCCGCAGAGGTTGAATTGTTTTGTAGCGAAGCCCCAAAAGTAAAAGTTGGCTTAATTGATATCACCTCTAAATTTAATACTTGGCTAAAAAAACGACTTGTTCCTTCCGTCGAGCTAGGCCGTGATGAAAAAGCCAATATCTATAAAGGTAGAACAATCCGGAATTGCTTAGTTATTGACCGAAAAGACAAGCACAGCTACGTGGAGCTGGGCTTCGGGCTCGGCAAGTGGTGGATCTACGATGACCACTGGGATGGCCTCGTCACCAAAACAACGATCCATCCTTACGCGGTCGACGGTGATCTTCGCTATCTCCGCAACTTCCCGTACTTCCACCAAAAGGATAACGGCCCCGAAGGCTGGCGCCAGTGTCAGACCAGCAGTATTGCAATGTGTCTGAAGTACTTAGATACGCCCGGTATTAACGACGATACTGACTACTTGAAGATCGTTAATAAGTACGGAGACACCATTTATCGCAACCCTCATTTTAAAGCCTTGGCAGAGTTAGGTGTATCCGCTAAGTTTACTCAAACTGCAGACTCGGATGACGTTAAAAAACAAATTGACTCGGGCCTCCCTGTTGTTGCCGGCATTCTTCATCATGGAACTGTTTCTGACCCTTCTGGTGGCGGCCACTTTGTGGTTATTACTGGTTATGGCCGGGATTATTGGCTAGTCCAAGACCCCTACGGTGAACAGGACCTGGTGAACGGCGGCTGGGCTTCAACCGGTGCCGTTGACGGTCGCAATGTTCGCTACAGCTTCAAGAACTTAAACCCCCGATTTTTTGTTGGTGGGGGAGGCTCTGGCTGGTGTTGGTACGACTTTAAACGTTTAAAGTGAAGCTGCTTGTATACTTTGATTGCAGATTTGAAGACGCATGATCGACTCAATCACTGAACTTGAAAAGGGTCTGCGGGCTCAGCAGGAAAGCTTGGCCAAAGACATTCGCGCCGCCGAGTCCTCGCTCATTACCACTAAAGAGGGGTACCTTAAAGTCCAAGGCGCACTTGAAATTTTAGATATCCTTAAGAAAAAAATCGAACAGGATGACGCCGCCAGTTTGGCAGCAGTGATGGATTGATATGTTGGGCGAACTGAACCGAGGACGATATCGAGCCCTTGAGCTGATCGCTGATTATTTGCGTGAACCGTCCCGGGAGTTACGCTTAAACGCTATTGTCTGCAACGTTTCCGACGAGGACCTCCGTTGGGTTTCGGATCGGATGCACCACTTCACTCTCCGCCTCCTCGAGGATGCTGACTATGATCCAGCCGAGGATGAGGAGGAAGCCTTCCTTCGGAATATTGGTTTGACCGACTGATGTTGCAGATCGGTGTGTAGCTGATACATTGCAACAAAATTAACGGCATCGGTGTCTAATAGCCATACGCGACAGTGTAAAAGCTGTTTAGAGACCTTCGACATCAAGAATTTCGCCAATGCCGGAGTGAAGGGAGGGAAATCGTATTACCGCCATATTTGCCGCAGTTGCCACGGGAAGAACGTGAACGAGCGGAGGCTTGTCATTCGCGCCATTTTTGTTGAGTGGAAGAAAACGTTAACCTGCTCCAAGTGTGGCTTTGACGACCATCGAGCCCTCCACTTCCATCACCACGACGGTAATAAAGAAGCCAATATTGCCGACCTAGTCTCAAACGGAGCTGGAATCGATACGATCCAGAAAGAGGCCGCGAAGTGCATTGTTTTGTGCGCCAACTGCCACGCAATTGAACACGCCTCATAATCGGAGTGGAAGGATTCAAACCTTCGGCCTGTCGCTCCCAAAGCGACCGCTCTAATCAAGCTGAGCTACACCCCGTAGTAGGAACGGTGGGATTTGAACCCACACTGTAGCGATTTTAAGTCGCTTGCCTGCTTCCGATTGGGCTACGTTCCCTTGCCAGGTCAGCATAGCTCAAAATATAGATGTCTGCACTCTACATTTTTGTCATGGGTTCGTGACAATCCATGTTCAACTGCGAAGATGATCTCCTGGTCAATCTCGTTGTTTTAACTCCGAAACTTGCGCGTCGAAAATTTAGGCAGCACATCTTTGAGGCCTGGGAATGGCGCTGCGCTTACTGCGATAAAGAGCTCGGAGAGCATACAGCCACCATTGATCACATTGTCCCCAAACACAAAGGTGGTCAAAATGTACGTTGGAACATGGCTGCAGCTTGTTCAAACTGCAATCGATCCAAGGCCAGTACGTTAGTCAACGTTTGGTTTACTCCGGATTTACCGATTTATTGCGAGAAAAGACTTGATAAACTAAATAAATGGATGGAGCAAAAACCTTGTTCCATCAAGCTCCCATCGACGGAACAGGCGGTTCCTTACATCTCCAATGATTTCTACATCGGCTGGGTCGCGACCTAACGGAAAAGAGTTTCTGGATGGCTACGTAGAAAAAGCCATTCAGGAGCTTCAGCGTGCGCGAATCCCTTCAGGTTTCCAGCGCTTGGCGCAAGGAGAAGAGGCAACTGATATTAAAACTAAAGCGATGAATCGAGAGATTATTGTTTGATCATGGCTGACCGAGCGAAGGCTAAGCGGCTGGCTGTTGAACGGCTAAAATGTAACAAGCCCGTACGAACACCAGATCATCCAACAAAATCACACGTTGTTCGAGCGTGTGGTGATGATGTACCTGGAGGAGAAAAGATAATTAGATTCGGTGAACAAGGAGCTGAAACGGCTGGTAAACCTAAAGAAGGTGAATCGGAAAGAATGAAGAAAAAACGTGCTAGTTTTAAAGCTAGGCACGCAAAAAATATCGCAAAAGGTAAAGGCTCAGCCGCATATTGGGCCGACAAAGTTAAGTGGTAAAACCCATGGCAAAACCCCAAACAAACAAGACAAGC